CAAGCGGCGTCCCAAGCGGCGTCCCTAGCGGCGGCCCTAGCGGCGTCCCTAGCGGCGGCCCAAGCGGCGTCCCTAGCGGCGTCCCAAGCGGCGGCCCTAGCGGCGTCCAACTCGCTATCAGTAGCGTTGCCGTCGAGCCATAGACGCTTTACTTGTAGCGCCTTGAGGCTATCCATGTGTGGCTCGTATCCACATTTGCGACCTGATTCGAGCGCCTGCTCTGCGCACCAAATGGCAAATTCGTGTAATGTGCGGGTCGCGTCAGCCATCCACATACACGTGCGATGCGTTGCTACCGCCTTATCGGTATCCTGAATTACCGTGCCATACAGCTTGACGCGACACACGATAGCGCCGGAGGCGAACAGCAACGCATCCAGGGCATGAATGCTGGCGTGATACCCGCGACGGCAAAGCTCGATAGGCGGTTTCATCTTGAGCGTTTGCCCGGCGGCAACGCCGATTTTTTCCCCGTGCGCCGTGCGCCGATCATCAGGCAGGAAATGCCAGGCCAGGATGCCGTTTTTCTTGGCGATATAGTTACTCATGGTCGGGTTCCTCCTGTGGTGGTTCGGGCGATACAGCACACCGGCACGGCCACTCATGGCACTTGGAGCACCGGTATTCGATGAACGGGTCGTACAAGCGCGCCATTGCTGTCGCTTCATGCGGCGTTAATTCCCCGGCGGCAACCCGCGCATTAAGTTGCCGTAAGATTCGATCAAGGCTCGCGTCTTCGGGGGCATAGTAGCTCATCAGCTTGCCTCCTCACCATGCTCGTAGCCGCGCGCTGGAATGACGGTGATCAATGTGGCGTTTTGCACAACAAGAATGAAGTCTGCCCACGCCCACCGCGCCGCGTAATACTCGCAGCAGGTACGAACAATCGTGTATTGCCCAGCGACCTCGTGGGTGATGGGAACAGCCTTCTGCCAGAGCGCATAGGCGTTGGTGCCCGCGCGCTCTAATGCACGCGCTGTCGCGTGCTTTGTAATGGTAATGTGCGGTACAATAGTCTCAAGCATGACGCACTCCTTTACAGTGCTAATGCCTAGGGCGTGGCTCTTACCAGCTACGCCCGCGTCGTTTACCCGCTCCCGACGCGGGGCGATCCCGTGCAATTACCCACCGAATCGCCCCCGCCCGAACCATGCCCGCGAGTGCAGGCGGCGCTGCCATGCGGTGCAGCGCGACGGCAATGGATAAGCGTTCCCCTCAACAAGCGACACGGGCATAGCTTCTACCCCACGCCGCACAGGTCTCCTTTCGGCACGTCGCTTGTTGACGGTAAGGCTCATCATGCTACATGCCCCCATTGGGAAGCCATCGCCGCTGCGATACCGGGATACGTGCGGCTGCGATTGCGCGCCGTGTTGCCCCGCCATACGGCGCGCGGCTTGGGCCAGATGATCAACGTAGCCATCAATGGCGGCAAGCCCATGAGCCAAAGACACGTCGCTTTGGTTGTGTTATGTCCGAATTGCCACGGATGTATAATTTGATCTGGTCTCCGGATATCCCACGCTTTACCGTATGGATTTTCGATGGCGATTTTCGGTATGGGCGCTTTCATCAACAATTCAACAAAATTTAATGCTTCTTTAGCAAGGTCATTGCGCCTCGGATTTTTCCAATAGGGGGCGCTTACCCGTGCCAGATAGGTACACGGCGGGTGTGCGATCATCAGATCCCAATTCCAGTCCAGGACGTTGCGTACATCGTTGATGATGTGCGGGCCGGGACGCTCCGTCGGGATGATGTCACATGACCAGGCGTCATGACCCTGCACTAAAAAGGCGTCACGGACGACACCGCTGAATTCGCACGCGATTAGCACACGCATTATCCCCACTCCCTAGCCGCGCTTCGTGCCACGTGGCACAACGAACTGGCGCTCCATGCCGATTTCCCGCGCCCACTTCCACAGCGTTTGGCGAGAATAGCCCAGGTAGGCCGCGAGTTCATCCCAGGACTTAAACTCGTTTGCCAACCGAGGCAGCAGTTGCTCCATCGGTTGCCCGTAACGTTTTTCTAACCGTTTACGCTGGTTTGGATACCCCACTCCCCTACCCCCTGATCGCCAAATGGATGTATGCTTAGTATAGGTTATATCCACTGAGGTGTCAATAGGGCAACAGGGGTAAATTTTGGATAGAATTTCGGCAGGGGATATGATAGGCGTGCGCAGATACCTTAAGGGCGGGCATGATGGGATTGATAGCCGAACGATTGGCCTATCTACGGAAGCAGCGAAAGTGGACGCAAGCAGAATTAGCCGAACGGTTGCACATCAAACAGCAGGAGATCGCCCGTTACGAAATAGGGGAGCGGAGTCCTAAAGTGGATACGATTGCGCGAATGGCGGACGCCCTCGGTTGTACGGTGTCGTATTTGATCGGACGTTCGCCCCTTCCAGAAGGCACGTTAGCGGAGTTAGATCCCGCTGAACGCGAGTTGATCGCCGCGATTCGCCGTGCTGCCAGCGCTGACGAGATCGACGCGCTGGTATTGCGCTGCTCCGAAGCCCAGGCCGCGAAAAACCGCAAGCCGGGCCGCAAACGGTAATTTCAGGTAATCCTCATAATCTTTATCCGGCAGGGCCGTGAGCCAGTCTGTCATGCTGCGATAGCTGGCAATAGCCTGTTGCGCTATGGCGTCAAGTTGATCTCCCTTTGTCTTCATATTAATTATGCCTTCATGTAACATTCGTGGTTCTTGACAACGAACGTCTGTATACGGTTGCTACATTTTAGCGCAGTTTGTCTCCTGGCGCTACCTTTACCCCTTTCGGTTTCATGAATAATCTGTGAAGTTTGCGTAAAATGTCGGTGATAGGTTGCTTACACGCTTGATTTCACTAACCCTCGCTGTCCATTTCGGCGTATACTGATCACGGAGGTGGCAATGCGCAAACTCATTCTGGTCATCTGTCTGGTTATCCTGACTTATCACGCAATCATCCTCACGACGGTGCGTTGGCACGCCGACGATTTAGCCGATGCTGCCGTTGTGCAACAAAGCAGCGTGCTGGCGCTCATCTCAACCTACTGGCAGTCCTGGACGGGACGGGTTGGTTACGCGCTGCTGGCGGGCATCCTGAAAACGATCCCGGAACCGCTGGCCGGCATACCGCTCATCCTTATGCTGGCGTTGTGGGCGGGGGCGTGCTGGGCGCTGGCTCAGGAGCGGGGGTTGGTCGTCCTCGTGGCAACCCTATCCGCCGCGCCGCTGCTGGAGGAGTCGTTGTACTGGCAAGCCGGGGCGCTGGTGTACAGCCTCCCGCTGGCGCTGTTTGTCGTGGCGTTGGTCACGGTCAAGCGCGGGTATCACGCCAGCATCCCGCTCTTGTTGGTGCTCTTTATCGCGACATTGAGTGACACCATGCAGGTGATTCAGATCGTCGCGTTGGGCACACTATGGCTATTGTTTCCGGCCTATCGCCGGGTGTTCGCCGGGATGCTCATCGCGGCTGTGATCGGCCTGGTGATTGTCCAGCTTGCACCGGGCAACGCTTTACGCAAAGCGCATTTCCCCCCGCCGGATCTGGGCCTATCGTTGTCCTACGCAGCACGGGCAACCGGCACGGTTCTCGCCGGGGCGCTTCGCCGCGCGCCGCTGGCGCTGGTGCTCGTGGGGGTTGCCGGGCTGCTGTGGGGTGAGCGGGCGGTGACTGTCCTGGATAAACGCCGGGCGCTCATTGTGCTGCTGGGGATTATCGCGGTCAACTTTGCCGGGATGCTGGCGTTTTACTACGCTACCAGCGGCCCGATGAATGCGCGTTCCGAGATTATCCCGCTGTTCGTCACATTGGCCGGGCTGTGCTACGTAATGCCGATCCTGCTCCCCCGCCGTTGGCACGTAGCGGTACATAAGGTTGCGCTCGGCCCCACGTAATGGTAGAATCAGCATAATGGTTATGGCGCGTGTTTCTCCTGTAATACGCGCGCCGGGGCGGTTCACAGACCGCCCTTTTTGTTGGTTGTCAAAACGACCACATGATGTATAATACTAGTATGTCGAAGTGGCGGAATGGCAGACGCGGCGGTCTTAAAAACCGCTAGAGGAATCTGTGCGGGTTCGAGTCCCGCCTTCGACACCAGCGGAAAGGCTACCCGGAATGGCAGCCTTTCTTTTTTGTTGGTTGCGCCTGTATGCACTTGTGCTATAATAGCATACAGGAGGGCGACACATGAAACCAACCAAACCGACCACGATTCGGTTGTCCACTGAACTGCTAAATGACCTGGAAACCATCCGGCAACACCTGGCACTCGAAACGGACATCGCCGCGATCCGGTGGTCCATTCGTTGGGCCGCGCGGCATTTTATCCGCCTGGATCAGCGATCACAAAAGCGGCTCATTCGCAAGCGCAACCAGGGATAGGTATACCCGGTATACCGTCGCATAAATAGACGGCAAACGATAACCGGGTATGCCAAAGGTATACCGTTATGGGCAAGGTGATCACCGCTAAAATCCCAGACCGCGAGATCGACCTGTTGGCGTGGATGGATGCGCAGGGTGAATCGCGCAACGAACTCATTCTCACGGCCCTGCGCAACCTGAAACAGCAGCGCGAAACGGGAACGCCGCAACCTGCCGAAACGCCCCCGCCATCACCGCCCAGCGCTGGCATTGACAATAAGGTTATGACCCGGCTTTGCACTGTGCTTGAACGGTTGGATCGCACCCTTGCCAGCCGTCCGATTTACGCGGGGGAACCAGAGGAAGAAACCGCGCCACCTGTTTCGGCGCGGGATGCGATACTGGATGATATGCTGGCCGGGCTGGAAGAGTGGATGCAATAGCGCTCTTTTTATTCCGTTTTTACAAGTTGGATGTTGACACTATAGCGATAGCGCTATATAATGTAATCATAAGGTTAGATAAGTAAGCGCGCAAGCGCAACGCCGTAGGGGGCGATACCCCAGCAAGCGCGGTTCTACACCGCGATACCAAGAGTAGAGGCCCGCAATAAAGGGCTAATGATATAGAAAGCGGCAATTTAGCCGCTACTAGTTGGGGAGGTTCCCATGATCCGCTTTTCTTCTTCCGCTTCCGCGCGGTACTTGGTTTTCGAGCAGACGGTTTGTGCCGACGGCACAGCCAATTTGTTCAAGGTCTTCTGCGATACTATCGTAGAAGCGCGGCAGGTGCTGGTGCGCAATTGGGAGCGCTGGCAGCGCAGCGAGGGCGGTATCGCGCGGTTGACCACCAGCAATGGTCATACGCCGCGCAACTTACCGGCGGCGGCAGTGCGCTACCAATCGCAGCGCCGCGCTGGGCGCTACACGGTAGCGAAAGCGACCTTCCCCGGCGGGTCCGCCGAACTGGGCATTATCGCCCTTTAATCGCAAGCCCCTTCGGGGGCTTCACTTTGGAGGTTCTATGGACGAAATACTTACCCTGGCACAATGCGCGAAAGAGGTAGGATTAGCGCAGGTCACATTACGCGCCTATGCTGATCCGAACAGCAACCTGAAGCCCAAGCTCAAAACGACGATCATCGGGCGGGCAAAGGTGGTTACACGAGCCGACTTTGAGGTATGGAAAGCTCAACGCAGACCCCCTAAAAGATAGGGGGATCGTAAATTGATGCTTGACAATCGATAGCGATAGCGCTGTAATGTAATCATAAGGTTGAAACAGCAGAACGGAGAACAAGATGGACTTCCAAACAGCAATCAACACCCTAGCAAGCAAGAGTTTCGAGGATAAGACTGAATTGATTGACGCCATCTACACTTTCGTTGAACCCCTGTGCGCTACCGACACTGAGGGCGAAGGCGATACCACGCAGTTGTGGGACTGGCTGTACAGCGGCGATTACTACGGCAACGAAACGCCAGAGAGTATCGCCAGCGAGTGGGACGAACTGAGCGAGGCAGTCGAGGACTAACCCCCACCAACAGCAAACCGCCCTGGGCCTGAGAAACACGGGGCGGTTCAACAAGTGCGCACACGGCGCTAATTCAACTAACAGCATTTTACAGCACATTACCTAAAAAGACAACTGGCAAGCCCGCACCTGGCAACAGGGCCACAGGGAAGCGACGAAGGTAGGGACTACCGGAGCGGAACGAAAGGCGGGCAAAACTCGAAAGCAAAGTGTGCAGTAGATGCACACAAAATCCGTAGAATGAAAGAAACGAAGGGAGCACAAAATGTTCAAGGTCGGTCAGAAGGTTGTCACAGTTGAGCACGAAGAAGCGCAGCACCTCAGCAAAGGCGCAGTCGTTACCCCGCCAATCATTCACCACGTAAACGGCGGTAAGGAATGCATCGTCACCGGGATCATCGATGACGAGATGGGCGGCGTGGAGTACGAAGTCAAGTATTGGGTGGCGCGTGAGCAGGATTGGAGCTACGTTACCCTGCCTCCTGAGTGGCTTGCAGCACGATAACCCCTTCCCCCCCCCACCACGAACCGGGCCACGTGCCCGGTTTTCGTTTACCGGGTGCGCAGCCAATCGCGAATCGCGGGCAATGCCGTCCCGAAGTTGCTGAACTCCCACGGCGATTGTTGGCCGACAGCCCAATAGCACACCGCTTTAACATATGGATTACCCCGTAAGCGTTCCCGATACCCCCGCAGATCGTTGATTACCTGTATCGGGCCACGAAACGCTGCATCGCTCGGCCCCGCTTCCCCGTAAACAATGGGGATACGTTGGCTGACAGGGACGAACCGTTCGTAGGCCAATTGATCCCGCCCGCCGTAATAGGTCCAGGCCACATCATCCCGCCGGATCTCACGGCCTTGATCATCGTACCAGATCGCGCTACCGGGATCGTCGCTTTCTTTGTTGTTGTGCAGTGCCCCGTAACTGTGATACACGTAGATCGCCCCTGTCGCTTTTGCTACTTCCATACAGCGACTATCGACACGGAGTTTCCACGCTGGCTCAAAGGTATCCCCTGCCGGGCAACCATGCGAATCGCCAAAGATCCCCATTTTGAACCCGTCCTGTGCAGCAGCCTCAACAATACCCCGGTAGAAATAGCCGTCACGAGGATGGTTCTTTTCGTTCAATGCCTGGATATAGCAGCGGCGATCCAACCCGTTATCGAGGTAGCGAGACCGCCGATCCTGCCACCAACTATAACCGATGTCAATATCGCCCGGTTCACCGAGCAAATCGGGCTGGTATTCCAGGTCATACTCGCGTACTATGACCCACTCTGCCCCCGCGCCGCGTATCCGGTTAGCGAGATGTAGGTCATTGAGTACAACCACACCTCCCAGCAAGCCCTCGCTCGCTATCTCACAGATCAGGTTGTGCCATTCCTGGCTACCGGTGTTGACGTGTATCCCCATGAACGCCTTCGCCGGAGGAAGGGGATCAGGCTCCGGCGTTATAGAAAAGAAAGCCAGTTCTTCGCGACGAACTTATCCTGGTATGTCCCGGCAGTGATCTTGCACCAGGTCAGCCCGTCCGCTGTGCCTGCATCGACCACCGTAATGATCGCATTGGTTGCCAGTTGTCCGACAATCGCGGCGCTGGTACTGGTGCTCTCGCGTACCCGTAGCGATGGCACGGCGGTTACCTGCGCTTGCTTCGCTGTGGGCACGGGTTCCGGGTCGGGATCAGGGATCGGTTCCTGTAGAGACGCGATCACCTGGTCTACCAGCGCCCCCGCGTTATTGATTGAGGCTTTCGCTTGCGTCAGCCAATCGAGTTGTTGCGTGATCAATGGTCGGTGCTCCTTTATCCATTTAATCGGATCAACGTAATTCGCTTGCACGGCGGGCAAGTTATCCCCCGGCCAGTGCGTCGGGTTGGTCTTGAGCATGGCGGAGGGCGACAAATCGAAGTGCAGGTGCGGGGCGAATGCACCCTCCGAGTCGCCGATATGCCCGATCAACTGTCCCCGTGTCACGGCCTGCCCCACGCCTACTGCAAAGTCGGCTAAATGCCCATAGCGCGAATAGATCATACTGCCATCCCGCGCGGTATGGGCGATAACGAGTAGCTTCCGCCACGTGGTGCCGGTGACATCTCTGGCAAACGTCACGATGCCGTTGGCAGGGGCGTAGAGCGGTTGCCCATAGCAGCTACCTACCGCCAACACCGCATCAATGCCCGTGTGAATGGCCGGGTATTTGCCTTGCAACAAGTACCACGTGCCAAACGCCAGCGGGACGCGCCACATACCCGAACATAGCGCCGGGCTGTGGCGTTCGGCTGCCGTGCCTACCGGCGCGTCCCAACCATCGGTGAACATTAGCCTTTGCCCGTTAAGCCCTTTGCCAGCGCACTGTTTAGCACGCCCTCAGCGACGGTCACGCGCGCATTGGCACGGGCCAGCGCTTTCTGTGCGACTTCCACCGGGGTATCATCCGTGACCTCATCAAGCACCGCGTCGGCGCTCTTCAGCACGTCCTGCCATTCCGGGGATAGCCCGCCGTAGAGCTTTTCCAGCGTACTCAGCAGCACGGGCGATCTGAGTACACTGCGGAATACCAGTGCAAACAGCGTGGCTACCGTCGTGCCCCCGGCGACAAAAGCGAACAAAATTGCTACCACAATCGGCAGCACCGCGTTGATGATTTCCTGCATATTGTCCATTGTTCTGATCTCCTTCTATCTAATCGAGTGTTCTCGGTGAACGAGTGGTTCGCCAACGGGCGGTACGGTTTCATCGCCCAGCATGGTCAGCGTTTTTGACAACGCCTGGATGATGCCGTTCAACAGCGCCAACTGCTGCAATGGCTCCGATAACCGCGCCAACAATTCATCACGCTGCTGTGACACGGTGCGCAATTCGGCCTCAAGTTGCGCCTGTAGCGGTTGTGGCGTGGCACTCATCGACCCGCCTGGCCCAACATCGCCAGCGCTACATAGGCGTTATTGATCGCTGTTTTTACGGTATTTAGCGCATAGAGACCGGCTACGAGCGCGTCCTTGTCAAAACCGAGTGCGGCGAACGTCGGATTTTCTGCCAGGTCAACATCGGTAATGATGGCGATAAAGCCGGGCGAAGTGTTGCCCAGCACATCGAGATCAACTATCTCGCCGTGCTGGTGGTTTAGAATCAGGGCCGCGTGGGCAGCCCGCGTAATGAAATCCTGTGCTGGTGCAGTCAATGCCATGATAAATAGCCTCCTTAGCTATAGCTTGCTAATCCTAGATTCGAAAGTGCATCCCGTAGCGCATCGAGCTTCTGGTCGGTGGTCAGGCCCGCCCACGAACCCAGGGCCTGTTGCGCGACGGGGGTAACGCCGAAAAAGCCCAGTGCGGCGGCGGAGCTACCGCCCCGGATACGTATCACTTCCCGCTCCGTGGTAGTGTAATTGGCGTAAAATACCAGATCAGATACACGAGAGGCATCGGTGGCAGTCTCCCACAGCGCCCGGATAGCACCCATGGCGCGGTTTGCCGTTGTCGAGGACTGCCCTTGCAGGGCGATCCCCGTACCAAAACCCGCCGCGGGCGTGTCGCTACTGTTGTGCCCGACGATCAAGGCGTCCGTCGGCGCGGATGTCGCTGCATCGTAGGCGATCCCGGTCACGACGCCTGCCGCGGTGCAGGACCACCGCACAGTGGCGTCTGCCCCGTTGGATAGGCGCAAGATGTCGCCCGTACCGTCCTGCCGGATCAGGGCGGCAGTGTTGGTGTCGCTGGCATGATCCTGATACGCATAAAGTACTGATACCGCGCTGGACGGAGAGGCAGTATTGCGATAGGCGTATACCGCAACGCTATTAGTGCTGATGCCATATACACCAACGTTATTGGTGCTGTTACCGTACACGCCGTAGTTACCAGTACTTACTCCAGCAGTCCCTACGTTATTGGTACTGTTGCCGTACACGCCGTAGCTATTCGTGCTTGTTCCGTAAACACCAATGTAATTAGCGCTTACACCGTAAATACCAATATAATTAGTGCTTATTCCACCAACACCGATACTATTGCTGCTGCTGCCATAGACACCGTAATAGTTGATACTATTGGCGTACACGGCCATATTGTTATATGAGGTAATGCTAATACCGCGGCGGCGGCCCGCGAACACCACGTACCGCAAGCGCTTATCGTTAACCAGCGACCAACTTGAACCATCCGTGCTGGTGGCGAATTCGCCCGTGACTGCGGTGGTATTCGTGTACACATCAGCCGCACTCAGCGCTGAGCTATCCAATACTAGCCAGTAGGCCGTGCCACTGACCACTGCCGCGCCTAGCCCGAATGAATATTCTACGAATGACCCGGTCAGCGAGCCGTGTCGGTACAGTGTACCTGTTGCCAGCAACGTATTAGGCGATCCAGCGCTATCGCTGTACAGTTTCGCTGTGATGGTGCTCGTTGTACCCGATAACCCTTTCAGCCAACAGGTTACCCGGCGCATGGTATAGGAGGAGGTCGGCACGAATTTCACCGCGACGTACTTCGTTGCCAGCGTGTAGGCGGTTGTGCCGCTGCCCTGCGTATCCATCTGCACATCACTGGCGGTGGCCGTATAGAGATACGTCGAATCGGTGTCACCACCGGCCCACACCGATCCAGGTGTGTGCGTGATGATGCCACTGGTATCGCTGGCCCACACGCCTGATCCCGCCGACAAACTGGTAAACGCGCCCGTGTTCGGCGTGGTGGAGCCAATCGTGCCCGGTGTGGCCCAGGGCGCATCGTTCAGATCGGTGATGGCCCCCGCGCTGCTACGCCACTTGAGATGGCTATCCGCTGTATCGAGGTACAGCCGCCCGTAACCCGCGCTGGGGTTGGCGGGGGCAGCGGCGATCTTGTAATCGGTGTAAGTCGCCCTGAGTAGCGCGTTATCATTGAGATCGATATTGCCCGTCATCGTGCCGCCGCTTCGGGGCACATAGGCACTGCCTACCGGGTAATCCAAGCGGGCGTCACTATCGCGGTAAAAATCCGCCTCTTCAATGGTCGTTTGCCCGTAGTAGAGGTAGATCGGGTCGATGCGCTTGTAGGTCGCGGCGATGCTAATGGCCGTGAAATTGGTATTGGTAAATTCGCCGCGCGCCTCGGTTGTGCCAACCGTGTTGGTTGCCGTTGCCGCCGTAGCAAAAACGCCCACCAGCGCGTTTGTTTCCACATTGAGGCATATCCAACCGCATTGGTGTTGCCCGCTCGTCAGCGCCGCGATTTCGGCGCTAAAGGAGGCCGATTGCTGCGAACCAAAATCGACCAACGCCCCGGTGGATGGTTTCGTGTACAGGTACGGCCCGTCAACCGTGATGCTGGTTGAAGGCGTGTCGGTAGACCGCGCATTCAGGGTACGAAACTGGGATACTGGCGGGTACTGTGCGGCGTTAATAACCGCTTCCATGGGGGAGTATCCCCCGGCGCTTGCCATCCCCCCTGCGCTGAGGGTATCCCGCACGGTTAGCACGTTAGAGTCTTCGGGATAGCCTAGCCGCACTTCATAGGTTTCGATGCTCGTATCGCCATCAAGCAGCGGTACACTGGATAGCGGCGGCAAATAGGCATAAAACGGGGTACTGGCGTCGGTGCGATGCAGCCACACGAGGCGCTTATCCTCATCAAAGATCAGCGTCCCGTTGCCATCCCCGCGCGTCAAATAGGCCGTGCCCGCCGGACGCCAGGTCCGCGCATCGAAGCGCTGGTTCAGTGCATCCCGAAGCCGTTGTTTGCCGTCCATAAGCCTCCGTTATCAATACAGCGGGATCACGCTGTGGACGTACGTAATCGCGCCAATGGCTGACGCCCAATTCCCCGTTTTGTCCAGCAATGTCGCGCCAAAATCGGGCGAGTAAGCCATGCCGGTTGTGCCGCCCATGTAGAGCGCATAATTACCCGCCAACAGGCGCGGGAAGTAGCCGCTGGTACGGCTGGTCAACCCGCCTGTCCCGCCGCGGCTAGTCCAGTTGGCGCCGCCGTCTGGGGAGGTATACAGTCCGGTGCCGAGCAGATCCACAAACGCCAATCGATTAGGTTCGGTGGTGTAACACACGCTCGATCCAGTAGTTGGCTCATACATATCGGCGGGCTTGACGTTCACCACCGTGGTACCGCCATCGGTTGTTTTGTTGAGATAATAGGCGCCCGTGCCATCGGCGCCGTTATACAGGAAGCATTCCGTACTGCTTACGCCGTTATTGGTCGCGCCCGCCCAGGTAAACAATGGCTTCTGCACAAACACAATACCGGCCCCATCGGGCGGGTTGACGAGCTTCGTGCCGGTGAGGGCGGTGGGGGTACCGTTTAGAATGCGGTAAACCACCGCGCCGTTCGTCGCATCGGCGACGTGTCGCACCCCAACTAGCATCTCGTCACTGCCATATTGATCAATATCCATGCCAATGGTCCATTCCCCGTTGCTCTGTGTGCCCAGGGTGTTGGTCCAGGTGGTTGTAGCGCCATAGGCCGAAAAGCGCGCCGTGTAGACATAGCTGGCATTCGTGCCGGGATCGTTTACCCACGCCGCATAGACCACGCCAGGCGTCGTCGTGCTGGCCCGGATAATACCCCCGGTAACGCCTGGCGAGAGCGCATTCTCCAGTGTCCAGGTGGGGGTAAGGGTCAGAATGTTCGGGGTGTAATACAGCCCATTGGTCGATAGTGCCCACGCACCCAGATTGCCCGTTTGGCCCGGCCCTAGGAAGGCCGAAGCGGGATCTAGGATCAGCATCCATAGAGTGCCCGCGGGCTTGGCAATGCCCGTCCAGGATGGCGTTGTGTTGCCCCAGTTGGTGGTAATCCCCAGCGCCGCCGATTCGAGCGCCAGCACGGTATACCCGTTGTGGGTCGGCGTCCCAATGCCCGTGACCGCCGTTGGCGCGCGGCTGGGACTGTAGCGGCTGTAGCGATTGGTACTGGCGGATTGTGGCGGAACGAGGATCGTTTGCCCGGCCACGCCGTCTGTTTCCGCTTCCCCCTGCCAGCCGATCTTCGCCCGTCGCCCGCCAACCCACTGCTTGGTAATGGAGGTCGGCAACGCCGTGATGCTGATCGCCGATCCGGTAGGCGATTTCGCCGCCGCCACCTGGATCACGGTGCGATCCATGTCCACCGGCTCCCAGACGTCCCAGTTGTTCGGGATCTCCAATTGGATCTGTGGATACTCGTTATTGGCCCGCGCTAAGGCGCGCCCGGCGCGTTCGTTGGCGTCCTGCTGACTGGCGAAACACTTTTCGTTACCGGAGGCCGAACCGCTATGCTGGCCCAGACTGTCACTGCCGGGCGCTTGGGCGCTCACCCGCGTATCGGCGGTCAGGTCGCTCACGTAACCGTCATAGCGCGCGGCACCGGCCTCGCCGTGGCGTTTCCAAAGCGGGCTGGCGAAGCTGTAGGTGGTCGAGGATAACGTGGCGCGGGTAATCACCGCACTGCGATCCTCAAGCATGGATGGATGCGCCCGGCAAACCAACTCCCCATCCGAGCGCGATCCGATATTGGCATCCAGCATATCCGTGAGATATTTCAACTGGCTATAGAGGGAACCCGGCGCTACGCTGACCGCTTTACGCAGGTTGATCGTGCCACTGGTGCTAATCGGCGTGTAATTAAACGTTTCGAGGACATTAGCACAGCGCCAGCGCAAGAGCCACCATTGCATAAAATGTACGGTGGATAGGGTGGTTGCCAGATTCTCCCAGGTTGCCGTTGTGCCATCGTAGCTAAACGCCGCCGCATACCCGTGCAATCGATCCAAGACGCCGCATGGCCCCAGGAGTTCGAGTTCACTCTCGTGGTAGCCCGCTTTGTCCGTGAACGGCTGTTGCACGGCAAAGCCAATGAACTTTTGCGTGGCACTGGCAACCGCTGCCCCGCCCCATGTGCCATCGGACCACACCCCACACCGCGCGCCCGCCGGGATCACGCTGATCGTAGATTGCTTGAGCCGGAGCGTTAGCTGCCGTCCTTGCCGGTTGCGCACATCGGCAGAAGGCGGGAAAATCGATAGCGGCGGATCGGCGGGGGAATGGATACGTAACCAGCGCGTGATCGTCAGCGCGCCGCCAATTGAATCGGTAACGGTGCAATAAACACGGTGAGAGCCAACTGGCACGTCCGCGCCGAATGTGGCGGTGGTATCGCCCGTGACATTGGTAAACGAAGCGGGATATGTCCAGGCGTAGGTTAACGTCGATCCGCTGCTGGTCGGGTGTTTGGTGACACTGATGACGGCGCTAATGGTTTTCGTCGCACCGTTGGCAACGGTAGCAAAATAATCGCCGGGTTGCCCATTAATGGCGACATTGACTATCGGTTGGGGCACACTGTTATACGTGCCTACGGCCACATTGTAATCCTGGTAAAGTGTGCCACCGCTGGTGTACGGCTTGACGCTCCACAGGTCATACCGTTCGTAGATCGTCGCGGTATCGCCGTCCTGGATACCGTAGGGACGGCTGAGGATATTGATCAGCCCCGGATCGGCGTCGGTCAATTCCCCCACGTATAGGTGGGTCGCATCCCCTACCGCCCGCACCCGGTAATAGCCGCGTATCGTTGCGCCGTTCGTGATGATGACTGTCTGCCCTACCCGCTGATCCGTCCAGCCTGCACTTGCGCTCTTGACCGTCAGTGCCCAAAACGGAAAGATGGTCGGCGCGCCGTCAATGGTCGCATGACCGACTTCGGTATTCGGCTCGTAAGATAAATAGACCGGGCAGGTTTGATCCGCGCTGGCGAGGGCCGTCAATTCTCCAGCGGTGAGGGCCGCATTTACACTCATCCGGCGATCCCCTCCGCTACATTGGCGTAAATATGATCCTCAAAGTTATCGGCTTTCAGGATGACGTGGATCACAGATGGCCCGTTGTACCCGCCGCCACCATTGCCGCGCATAACCAACGCGCCGCCGCTTGGCACAACGTACTCTTGCCCGCGTTCTCCTAGTGTCGCCAGCGTGGGCTTCATTACCGGGCCGCCCGCGGCAAAGCCCAGCGTGTTCCCTAAGATTTGCCGCACCAGCCCGCCGATCCCCTCCATTCCCGGCATCTGCTCCACCAACCCCGCGCCTTTTTTGACATCGCCGACAGTGGCTTTCCCGCGTACACTATTGTAGAGATCGATAAATTCACGCATCGGGGCAATTAAGGCTTCGATTTGCTCCCCGATCTTCGGAAACTCCGTCTCAAACCAGGTCTTCAGATCATTCAATGGCGGGCCGACAATTTCCCAGATCCGCCGCAGCGCCGTAATCGCCGGGGTCAGCACCAGGGTATTGAAATCATCCAAGATCCCCTTGATAAATGGCATCCCATCGGCGATAAACCAGCGGGCTAGACCGATCAGCCCTGGACTGACCGTATTCCAGATGTCCCGTAGCATGTTGATTACGCCGCCGATAGCGGGGATCACTTTGGTGTTAATAAAGGTAATGACGCCCGGCAATGCATCCCCCACAAACCAGGTTGCCAGCTTGCCCAGTTCCGGCCCCACAATGCCCCATAGCTCCGTAAAGAATTTCTGCACATCCCGCAATGCAGGCAGCAGGCTATTGTTGACGACCTGCCCAATTGCTGCAAAGGTATCCTTCAGCCCGGACAGCGGCCCACTCGATCCGACTTTTGCAAACGCCTCCATTGGCCCGTTGATCAATTCATCCATGGCCCCGGCCAATGGGTTTGCCGCCGCCGCCTGATCCCCGCCGCCGAACAGCGAATTGATCAGGTTGCCGATCTCCGTGATAATCGGTTGCAGGGTATCGCGTATCCCGCCAAAATTGGTGGCAAACGCCGCCGCCAGCGCGCCGATACCGACGATTACCAGGCCAATCGGAGAGGTTAGCGCGCCGATCAGAGTACCAACCAGCGCCAACCCATTGACCAGTGGGCCTATCACGACGCCCAGCGCCATAATTGTAGGGCCAAGCAATGTTAATCCCGCCAGGATCATCGTGATCGTATTGGCAAGCTCCGGGTTGGCCGCTGCCCAGGCCGATACTTTATTCGTAATCTCGATCAGCCAGTTGACCAACGGTTTAAGAATGTTTTCCATAAGCGGTGTGAGCACCGTGATTTGCAGGGTTTCGAGCGACCCCTTGAGGCTTTCTACCGCACGGCTGAATGTGCCCATGCTGGCCTCGGCTACCGTTGCCGCGCCGGGGGCCGCTTTCATGGCCTTCAGCATCGTGTCAGTACCCTTGCTGGCACGCAAAGCGGACAGTCCTAAAATGCCATAGGTTCCGCCCAACGTCTGCATCAATTCGTTTTGTTTTTTAACGGGAAGCTTCGATAAAGCGGCATCCAATTCCTTGATGAAGACATTGAGGTTTTTCATTTTCCCAGTGTTGTCGTACAGGGTAACGCCCAATGCGCTATACGCCTCCTGAACCTTATCGGTAGGCCGAGATAGGTTCAGCAGCATCGACTTCAACTGGGTGCCCGCTTCCGCGCCCATAATGCCGTTATTCGCAAACACCGACAGGATGGCGACGGTATCCTCAACCGATAGCCCAAACTGTTTGGCAATGGGGCCGACATTTTGCAGTGCTGCGCCCAAATCCTTGACGTCCGCACGGCTGGCATTGGCCCCTTGTGCCAGGGCATTGGTAATTCGGGTGGCATCTTTCGCGGTAAGGCCATATTGCGCCATTGCCGCCGTCACAATGCCCGACGCTTCCGATAGGCTCATGCTGCCCACGGTTGCCAGTTGCAGCACGGTTGGCAACCCTGCCATGCCATCCTTTAGGCTCATGCCGGACTTCAGCATGTCCAGCAAGGCGCTCCCGGCGTCCTGCGCACTGAAGACGGTATCCGCGCCCATTTTGAGCACAAAGGACCGCACTTGCTCTAATTCTTTGCCCGCCACCCCGCCGAACGTTTTGAGTTGCACCATGAGGTCTTCAAAAGAGGCAGCTACTTTGACCCCTTGCACGCCAAAAGCAGCCAGCGGCGCGGTGAGCATGGTCAGGGACGCGCCGAACTTCGTCAGTTGCGCACTGACGGTGCTTAGCCCGCTCATGAACCCGGTGATGTCTGCCCCGATAATCGCTTTTAATTGCGCTATCGTTTCCGCCATGCCTGTTTCCTTTGATTACTCGCTGCTGCCTTCTCTTTGGCATTGAAGTAGCCGAGAATTTGCGCCCGTTCCCGCCACGTCAACCGGTCAATCACGTCAAACGTCCAGCCCAACCGTTCCGCGATCTGAATGCGGCTCACGATGTCCCCCAGATCCGCGATCCCAAAATCGCGTTCCAGTTGTTCGGGCGTGGCGCTCTCGAATTTCAGCGCCACGTAACACGCCTTCTCAAATTGCAGGTTGTACGACGGATTGAAAGGAGTCGAGCACGTGCTTCATGCACGCCCCCCACTCAGACAGTTTCAAGCCGTCATAGGTCTCGACTTTGCCGGGATCGCCCGCATACGGCCACGCCTGGATAAACCGCGCCATCCAGGGATACAGGGGCGATTCGTCCTGTGCAGTTTGGGCATCGTTTACCGCCTGGATAAAGGCCCGTTTTTCCTTCAAGGTAATGTCTACATCGACTCGCCAATCGGCCCCGTTTTTTCCACTCATGCCCACGTCCCCATGGTCAGTGTTCCGTTGCCCTGAAACTCGGCATTGAACGGCACAACGTCATCATAGGGCCACTCGCGCTGACGCGAATTGGCGATCACCGCGCCGCTATACTTGATACTGCCCGATGTTGTGCCCAGCGGGGAAACTGTTAGCGTGCCCGCTGCACCCGCCACGAGGACAAAATCGTCTGCCGTGCCAAACGGCGAAGCCGTGCCGTTGAACAGGGCCTCCACACTACAGGTCCAGTTCCGCAACCCCACGATAAACTCCCGGAACGTGAGCGCCCCGGCTGTGGTATCGATCATGTCCGCCTCATCAGACAGCGTGACATTCCGATACTGCTCTGCAAACACCATCGTGCCGCCGCTATGCACAAACTGCACATGCATGGTGGGCCCGCCGCGTAGTTCCGCCATTTTATGCTCCTTGCCGGATGCGATAAAACGCACCCTTACGATAATAGGTCTTGCCGTCTACTGTATCCACGCGATTGAACAGGTCCTGCTGCGTGCAAGCAATCGCGTTGAATCCCGATACGGTCAGCGTTACATCCCGTAACGCCGTTTCGATGTGATCCGATCCCGTACGTGCATCACTGAGCACCGTTCCGATGCACTCTACCCGGTATTCCACCTCAACCAAGCGAGAAGGCGAGATGTTGAGATCGCCGCCTGCTACGTGCTGAAAAACCACGTAAGGCAGCGCCGCAGCCTGTGGAGCCAGGGTATCAAATACCCGCGTGCCCCATAACGCCGTGCCACCGGTGCTCGTGAGCTTGCTATATAACGCCGTGCCGAGTGCCGCCTGAAAGCCCATTAGTAGCGCTCCGCCTCATCAGCAGTTGGGTGCGCATTATCGGCGGCGCTCCAAACTGCATCAACCAGCAAACACGCCGCCATCAGATAATTCTCGGCGGGCGTGCGCATTCCGCTGGACACGCCCATTTTTCCCGTAGGCAGATGCACCAACCGCACGCCACCCCATTGATCGGGCGGTTGCTGGAATGGTGGATCGCCCGACACAAACCGATCCAGGCGAATATCCGCCTCCCGTAGATGCGCCTCGCTAAGAAAGCGCTGGGCAATGGTCATCAGGACTACCGGATCAAGAGGGTCTATCATTTGGCAATTACCTCGAATATCTTGCCGAACCGTTTACTGAGCCGCCACACTGCCGGGCGGAGGAAGGGCCGCGCGGCCATACGTGGGGTTCCGAATTCCAGGAAGGGGCCATAGGTTGCCCCGACGCGCATTTCCCATAGGGCTTGCCGGATAGGTACAACCTTGAGGCTTCCGGTTAAATTGCCCGTGACCACGCCAGGCGGTTCCCCCGCTGGCGCTGGCGATTGCTCGTTAAAGTTGGTCTGCACATCGGCTTGCAATGCATAGGCCGCTTGCCCGCATAGTTCGTCGGCCTTGCCCGGCGACGTGCGGATCAGGCTGTCCAGCTTGCGGCGGTCAATCTGCCAGGTGATCGCGTCTTTGCTCATATAATCCTCACCACACGTACACTCTGCATCGGCGTCCACGTGATACTCGTGGTAAATTCCACGTTGCGGACTTCGTAGGTTGCGCCGCTGTACACGATCTGGTATTTCAGGTCTACGGGCACGGTTGTGCCCAACGCCATCAGGTATTCTTGCTGTTCCGCCGCCGCTTGCCCCGCCGTGTCGATTTGCCCAAACGTCCGCATCGGGCGCATAAAAACGTCTACTGTGCCCAGGATCGTCGTGCCTACCGTCCAGCCGCCCGCGCCATCGTTGGTGGTGGTAATGGACTGGATAACCGCCGATCCGCCGCCATCCAAATAATGGGCGGCAGTATTCGCGACCACAGCCAACGTGCGCAGGGAGGGTCTACGTGGCATCGTTCACCACCTTCCAAAAGTCCGCCGTGGCCGTGCGTAGTTTGTCCGGCGCGTGTTCAATCCACCACGACGCGCCCTGATTGCCGTTCAACACGAGGTCACAGCCCGCCGCCCATGCCTCAATCACGGTACGCGGGCACGGGTCAAACTCGGTAGGCAGAAACACGAAATAGCGATAGCGCGCCAGCGTTGCGGGCACATCCTCATAGGGCACAATGCCCCGATAATGTTCAGTGGGAATATCCACGCCCGGCCCATAAAAATCGAGCGGGATGGCATTGGTTGCCGCCCATTGCACCGCGTTCTCCAGGCCCTTGCTCTTGAATAAGCGCCCCAACCAGATCGCCCCGCCGCGTTCGTGCCCGTTGCGTGCCGCTTCGAAGGGCGTCAGGTCGATGGGCGACGGGATATGCCGCGCCGGGCGTGCAAAATGCCAATCTACGCGCGTTTCCAGTAACGGGGTGACGAAAATCGGTTGGGCATTGGCGAGCAACCATGTGCGTAACCCGTTGTCGTAGAATTTCCAGATGTCATAGCACAGCTTGATCACGGGTTTGCCTTGTAGATGGCGCGTGATCCATTCGTGGTACATCAGGCAGTTGCCCACGACGTACTTATCACAATCCGGGATCGTCCGGCCCGGCGGACAATCGACAATCTCCACACCCGCCGGGGCACTGCGCATAAACGCCGCCGTAGACAGTTCCGCGCCGCCGTTCACCCCTAGGTAATCATACAAAAAGCCTACGCGCATACCGGAGCCTCCCAGGTCTTTTGCCACAATGCCTGCACGCCGGGATGGGTCCCGCTGCGCTCCGTCATCGTGCCTTTTTCGAGCAGGTAGTGATAGACCAACTGGCGTAAGGCCAAGCCCTTCGCCCCCTGTTCGGTGATACAGCGTAAGGCAAAGTCCCACTCTGCCGGGTACAGGTAATCGAACGCACTACGGTAACGAATACCCTGATCCCAGTATTCCCGCCGATAGAGGTAGGCTTGTAGGCTGTTGAAATTCTTCTGGTACTCCGCTGCATCAAAGGGCGGCGGTTGGTGCAAGTCTTGCCGCAATTGCCCGTGATACTGCGTAGCGCCGTAGACAAAGCCGACGCCCGGATTGCTATCCAGCGCCTGAACCAGCGCCGTAAAGGCGCCTGGCTCATACCATGCACGGGTACTGCCCATGATCAAATAGCGCCCGGTAGCCCGTTTTGCCGCGATATTCATGGGGATATTGCCCGTGAATCGCCCGTTCTGATCTGCCTTTTGCCGCCGGTCACACTGGCAAACCACGATCCGAGGATCGGCGGTGGCCCAACCCTGGATAATCGCCAGCGTGTCGTCATCGCTGCCATCATCGCACAAGACGACCTGCACCATGACGCCTTCTTGGTCCAATGCGCTGTCTACCGCTTCCCGTGCGTGGGGATAGGTCGGGACCCGGTAACAGCCAATGAGCACCGACACATCCGGGCGGGTGGTCGGGGCATACGGTAGCGCAGGCACAATAAACACGGTATCGCGCGCCTTCTCCGCTGCCAGTTCGCTACAGGCTGTTTCGAGGGCCGGTTGCATATATTGCGCAAACACGCGCTTGTGATCGAAGTGCTGTACACCCGCTACCGCGTTGTCGTGCCACTGGCCCCGTGCCTGGTACGCCTGTTCTAGCCCCTCGACTAGCCCCTCAACAAAGGGGCGCTCCCAAGTTAGTCCCGCGTGGGGCATATAAGAATAGGTGGGCACTTTCCAGCCCGTGAACGCAAGTTCCCGTTGGGCCGTATTGTCGGGTACAACCACCGGCAAGCCACACGCCTGCGCTTCGATGATCGGTATCCCAAAGCCCTCCCCATGCGCCGCGCTCAAGAACACATCGCCCGCCTGATACGCGGTTGCCATATACGACGGCGATAACTGCCCACTCACGAGATGAGCCTGCGACGGGAAAATGATATGGGCATGTGGGATACCGCACAGGTCTACAATGGCCTTCAGATTCTCACCATTGTAGATCCCGGATACCTCACTATGACAGTACAGGTATACATTATCATGCCGCTGCATCAAGGCCGCCGATGCTTTGAATGCCTCATAAAACCCTTTACGGGATGGCGTGCCCTTGTTGGCGGCAGTCATGGCGATAACGAAGGCATCCACCGGCCAATCGGCATCGGTTTGAATGCTCATGGCCCGCCGCGCCAGCGCTTGATCCCCCGGTTGGAACACCTTCAGATCGATCCCGTGCGGCACATAAGCGGGTGTTAATCCGGCCTCGGTGAGCATCTTGACGCCGTGCTGACTCATGGTCCAACACCACCGCGCGCCTTCTTTTAGCGCCTTGATCGTTGCCGGGTTCGCCGGCGTGCAATCTACTGGCGTGTACATGATGGTCGGAAACGCACTGTACACCGCCGGGTCAAGCGCGTGGGCATCAATGAGCGTGATCGCCAGTTCGCTGCGTGTCATTTGCATATAAGCGCCGACAATATCATTGCCGAACGGTTGGGCAACCCGCGGTAAGATCGTCATCCCGCCATCCACCCGCACCGGCGCGCCCTCTTGCCCGTAAAAGCCGAACAGATTGACCGGATACCCGGCCTGTTGCAAGAGCGGCAAGACCAGTGCCGTTTGCTGCCCATAACCGGATGGCGCGGTCACACTGTTTGAGACCCACAGGATCGGCGGTTTAGGCGTCATAGTCCATGGCCTCTGTCTGGTCACTGTCCGGGCGGTACGTTTGCACGATGCTGCCTGTTACTGTGCGTCCCGATGGCAAGCCAAACTCATTGGCCTTGCGCTTCAGCAGATCATTCAGTGCTTTGATCGCGGTGGCATAATCGGTCTTCAGCCAGTCCGCTTGCATCGTTGGCTCACTGGACAACCGGGCGATCATATTGTTGAGGCAGGAGATCACCGCCTTCTGCCACGTCCCTTCGAGGGCAATGATCGCCACGATTTCCTCATCGGTGAACCACGCCTGGGTGCTATCGGTATCACCCAGGTGGTAGCGTACCTTGTCTTTGTTGGCCGTGAAGGGCGAATAGGAGAACGTCATCTCAGTTCTGTTTCACTCCGATTGCCACCACGAGATGATTCGCCGCCGTGAACGTGTGCTGTGCCCGTG